ATTCAACAAAATTCGTGTGGGTCGGCCAATCTGAATTTATACCATATAGGAATTGGCAGATAGCGCATTTCAGATTACTTTACGATTCATTACTATTGCCGTATGGTGTATCATATCTTAATAAGGCAAGGCGACACTGGCGTATGCTTTCAATGATGGAGGATATGATGTTGATTTATCGTCTTGAACGTTCAATTGAAAGGCGTGTTTTTAAGGTAAACGTTGGTAATATAGATGAGGATGATGTTCCTGCATATGTAGAGGACATTGCAAATAATTTCAAGAGAACACCAATCATTGACCCAATGACCGGCCAATTGGACTTGAAGAAAAACATCTTGAATGTATCAGAGGATTTCTTTGTTCCAGTACGTGATGAAAATGCAAACAGTCCTATCGAGACTTTACAAGGTGCTCAGAATATGACAGCAATGGATGATATTAAGTTCGTTCAAAATAAAGTTGTAACTGCATTGAGAGTACCTAAATCATTCTTGAATTTTGAAGAGGCTACTGGTGATGGTAAAAACTTGTCATTACTTGATGTAAGGTTTACAAGAACTGTGAACCGTATTCAGCAGGCATTACTTATGGAGTTGAATAAGATTTGTATAATTCACCTTTATTTGTTAGGTTTCGAGGATGAACTTACTAATTTCAGCCTTACGATGAATAACCCATCTTCTCAGGCCGAAATGCTTGAATTGGAGAACATGGCGAAGAAGGTGACAACAGCAAAGGATGCAATTTCAGATGCCGGCAACGGAATACAACTTATGTCATGGACAAGGGCTTGTAAGGAAATAATGGGATGGTCAGATAAGGAAATTGAAGAGAACTTACAAGAAATCAGACTTGAAAAAGCACTTGCAGCAGAACTTGAAAAGACGGCACAGATTATCAAACGTACAAGAATATTCGATAAAGTCGATAACATCTATGGTGAACCAGGTGCTGAATATTCTGCTGCTGCCCCCGGAGAAGACGGAGAAGAAGGTGGAATGTCAGGTGGCGGCGGTGCCGGAGGATTCGGAGGTGGCGCAGTAGGAAGTGAAGACTTTGATTTCGGTGACGAAGAGGGTGAAGAAACCGGTTCAGAAGGTGAAATGGATATGAATACAGCAGCAGAGGAAGAAGGTGCTGATATGGGTAATACTGAAGAAACAGAAGGAACCGAACATACAACTTCAACAATGGGTGAAACGTATATGAGGAATATGTTGAAGAATATCATTGATGAACAAAGGGAAATGCAGAAAGATATAGTTAGGAAAAGTAAGAAATATACGGGCAAACTTGCTGAAAGAAAAAATAAATACTATAAGGAAAAGAACCGTATAAACGAAAATGTACCAATATATCAGAAAAATTTCCTGATTAATGAAGATTTAAATTCAATGATTAAACAATTGAGTAACTTAAACGATTAAAACACCTATTTATTATATAAAAGAACATAAAATGGCTGAATTTAATGATACATACCGCAAGGCCGGAATATTGATGCAAAGTGCCTTGAAAAAATATGAAGCAGGTGATATTGAGGGCGGAAACAGAGACCGTCAAATGGCTAATGAAATGTATGATAAAGCCGAAAATCAAGTAGATGCTGAATCGATGTTATATGGCGAAAGCCGTAATTTCGGTACTATATATAAAGTTTTTGAAAGTAACACCTCAAAATTATTCACTGATAAGAAAGGTAACGGCAAGTTGAAGAAGATACTCAAATTCATCAAGGAAAACAAAACATTGAAATCGGAATTTGACGCATATAATGCATTGATTTATCCGGAATCTGTAACAAATGCAGAGGAATACGTAAATGAAGCAATTTCATTAATACCTAACTTGGATAAGAAAACCGTTATTGAAAACAATCAGAAATTCATCGATTTAATCCATGAACTGAAACTTAATGAAATGGTCGAAATAACAGACGATGACTTGAAACTTTACGAAGCAGTTGAGTATATCGTTTTAAATCCGAAGACATTAGATAATGTGAATGAGTTTGTCAATGCCAAGAAATGCATAACAGAACATATAGAAAAGAACTGCAATTATAGCAATGTGACAAATGAAACGGTTGATTCAGTTTATGATAAAGGCGTTAAAGAGGTAGATGAAAACTATCAGAAGAACCTTAACGAAGATGAGAAAATGCTTGTTGAGAAATTAGCAAGTATTAATACAAAGGAGGCATATTTCGATGCTGCCAAACTTGATACGTTGAAAATGCTTGACACGCAACTTAATGAATGTAACGAGGAAAATCGTGAGGGTCTTCAGCAGATTATTGAAAACATCAATAAGAAAACATACGATGAAAACAAGTTTATTGCCGATGCCGCAGAATTTAGGGAGATAAAGAATACTTTACAAGAACAAACAATGTCTAAAGCACTTGTACAGACACTTGCTACGGAACTTGCGAAGAAGTATCGTGGAGAGCCATCGAGAAATGAAGATTGGATAATCGGTGAATTATCATATAATACTCCGGATGACGTGGATACTGAAAAAATCATAAAGGATGTCAAAGAATTGTCACAGAGATATAATCCTGAAAATGTCGGTTATATGGTGATTAGTAATATGACAGCCGGAAACTATAGAGGATTTTGGGCTGAAAGCAAGGAACATGGTGTGAACGAAGGATATACACCATCAGATTCATTTGAAGGATATGCAGTAGATGATAACGGTGGAATGTTACCTATTAATAACCTTAAAATGATTGTTACTTTTGCAGCAGCACATCCGGAATATTTTGACCAACTTCCACCTGAGATTAAGAAATCAGTTGAGGATGCACGTAAATATTTTGAAGAACATCCGGACATAGATTGGGAATTACAAAAATAAACTAACATATAAGATATTAAAATGAAATACACTATAAAAGAATCAGAATTGAAGAATTTGGTGAAAAAACACATCGTTGAGGCTCTTAAACAGCGTGAAAAACATTCAAACGAAGATAGACTGAAACAGTTTATAAAGGAATCAGTTAAAAAGGCTGTTAATGAAATTAAATTGGATAACCCACATAACAACCTTTCTAATGTTGACAATGCTTTCGCAAATACTTCTGACGGTACAAATAAGTTTGTTGGCGGCTCTGAGGATTTCGTTTTTGGACTTGCAGAATTAATGGTCGATAATAATCTTACTGTCAATGATTTACAGAAATACGGTAATATGATGAAATATGTAAGTCCGGAACTTCTTAACAAACAGATTGAACGTTATAAAATGTTCCTTAAAGCAGAAGAAGAGGATGACAAACGAAGAGAAGCACAAGCATGGGCTGAACAACAGATGTCAGATATGGGTGGAGAATTTGCAGAAGAAGTCGATTAATTCTCAATGAGAAATATAAAGCAACCAACCAAGGTTGCTTTTTTATGTGTTAAAATTTGTTAATTTAGTTAAAAAGTAGTATATTTGCAGTATATTTGAAAATTTTAATGAATAGTGATAACAAAAGAACTACGAAGGAATATCCTTTACCGAAAAAAGATGGTATAAATATAAGGACAAAATACGGTACATTGGATAAGAATAATCCTAATATAATTTATATAAGGTCAAAGGCCGTAATAACACCGATTACTGACAAGAAGGATTTTTCAGAAGAAATCATAAAGATAAAAAGGTCATTTGAGAACAAGGTAAAGGAAACGGTAAGAAATTTATGTAGTTTTGAAGACAAGCATATCTGTACAATTGAAATGAGTGAGAACGGTATTTCATTTGGTAAGAAAAGTCACGTAAAATATGACATATATGTTAAGCCGAAAGAAATGAAACCGTTGATTGAATATCATAATGATATGTTAAGGTTGTCTTACCTTTTTAATGAGGAATTATCACAATCACTTATAGATAACAATATTAAAATCGAATAGCGTAATATTTAATCTGAATAGTATATTTATAATATATTGAATAGGCTATTCAGATGAGTAAATTATATAATAAGGAACAACTTGTTGAAATTAAGAAAGGTCAGACAGGCTATGGTCTTCTTATTGAACATGATGGGCATATTATCGGAAAATCTGATGTTATCAATCAGATAAAGGAAGATATTGATGCACATCATCAATTCGTCATACCTGATGATTTTGTTGTTTCTGCCGTTTTTCAGAAATACGGTATCAAAAACGCAAACGGAAGAATATATCCGGAAGAAATCCTTAAAAGGGAAGTACAGAAATATTTGGAAACAAGAGTGGCGATGCATAATGCAGTCGGTGCGTTAGACCATCCGGCTTCATCTTCATTGTCAGGACATGATGTGTCACATAACATACTTGATTTAAGATGGGAAGGACACACTCTTGTAGGTGAAATGAAACTACATCTTTCACCCGGTTATAAACGTTACGGAATTTGTTCTACAAGTGGTGACTTGGCCGCTAACATGATTCTTGACGGTATTCTTATTGGTGTATCATCAAGAGGCGTAGGCAGTGTTGAACAGAAATTCGGTGTATCAATGGTTGGTGATGACTTTGAATTGGTCGGTTGGGATATAGTTTTAGAGCCGTCAACACCGTCTGCTTGGATTAAGCAAAACTCAGAAGAACTTGAGCCGTTTATTGAAACTGACTTAACAAAAAAAGGTAATGTCCTATCAGAGAAAATTGAAAAAATCGGTAAGATTTTAAATATTTAAATGTGGCATTTTAAGAAAAACAATTATAAAGGCTACGCAAAATGGCCTATTTTATGCATTTTTAATCAAAACAATATATTTATATTTAAATAATTGAATAATTTTATTCATAATGGCAAATAATATCAGAAGCGAATATATCAAGAATCTCGTAGAGGACAGAGATAAATTGACGCAGAAACTTGAAGAGACAACCAAAAACACATTACAGAATGTTGTTGAGGAAACAATCAACAAGCAGTTGCGGCAAATGATTTCTGAAGCCAACGATGATTTTGAAGTGGAAGAGGTTAAGCCTGACACTGATGATACGGCTACAAGTGATGTCGAAAATCCTGCTGACGGTGAGGGTGCTGCAATCGATGCTAACCCTGAAGGTGGCGAAGATGCCAGCGCAGTTGCCGACGATAACGCAGGCGCAAAAGGTGGCGATGCTGCTGCTGACGCAGCAACAGATGATGCCGCAGGCGACGAAGTATGGGACGGTCTTGAACAGTACAAAGGTGAAGACGGTGAATATGACCTGACAAGTATGGGTAAGGACGATGTTATCAAGGTTCTTAAAGTTATGGGTCCTGAGGATGGCGTTAGAGTTCTTAAAAACGATAACGGAACTGTTACATTACAGGATGACGAAACTGACAAAGAATACATCATTGACTTAGACGGTTCTACCGGAAGTAGTAGTGATGCAGAGGCAGAAGGTGATGCTGATATCGAAATCGAATTGGATGACGATGGTGCAACAGACGAATGCAATGCAAAACCCGGTAAAGTGATTAAGGAAGGTGAAGTGAATCTTGGTTACACGGATAGTTACCAAGGGGAAACTGCTATGACAGTTGACAGTAACAAAGAAACCGCAAACAGTAAAGACACTTATTCTATGGATGCCGGTGTTCCAACTGGTACTGAGAAACCTTGGGTTGGACATAAAGGAAATATGTCACCTTATGGCAGTAAAGAAAAGAAGGTAAATGAAGGTGAAGCATGTGAGAAATGCGGAAAGAACCCTTGCGAATGTGGAAAGAAACTCGATGAAACAATGACTTCAACTGAGAACAGTGCAAACGTAAGAGGTGACGGTATGACACACGCAAACACCAACAGTCACCAGAAGTTCGCAAGAAACGGACATGTAGGTGGACAACAGACAAGAGGTACTGGCGAAGGCTATGAACCAGCAAATGAAAGCATCGACGCTATCAAGAGAAAGGCTAATGCAATCTTCTTGGAGAATAAGGAATTGAGAAACATTGCAGAGTCAATTAAGAATAAACTTGAAGAAGCAATCGTAGTGAACAGCAGCCTCGGAAACATTATCAAGTTGGTTACTGAAAACAGTACTACACTCGAAGAGAAGAAGAATATTATCAAACGTTTTGACAGTGTTAAGACTATCAACGAAGGTAAGGCTCTCTATAACACAATTTCAGAGGAATTGAAGAAGTCAACAAAGGTTAATAATACAAGTGAAACAAAACTTGATAACCAATTGGCAGAATCAAAGAAAACACAGTTGGTTGAAACAACAATGTATCAGTCAGCAGACCTTTCAGCGACACTCAGCCTTATGGAAAGACTTAACAAACTCTAATTCAGACGTTTTTGCGTAAAAACTGATATTTATAATTAAATAAAAAGAAAAAAGTATAAAAACATATGCGTGAATTATTAACAAGCGGCGCAGTCGGTTCTATCGAACTTAACGCCCAGAAGAAAATCAGAGCAGACATTCAAGAAAGATGGGAGAAACTTGGCCTTGTAAAAGGTCTTGAAGGTCACATCAAGGAGACTGTTTCTACTCTTTATGAGAACCAGGCAAAGCACCTCATCTATGAGGCTACTGCATCAGATAACTCAGGCTCATTCGAGACTGTTGTATTCCCATTAAT